GGCCCCCTTTTTTCTTATGGCTACCACAACTATTGACACCGATACCGAACTATCCGCAGTGAACTCTATACTGGGAGCTATCGGACAAGCACCTCTCACAACTCTTAACTTTGATAACCCAGAGGTGTCATTTATATTTAATTTACTACGTGATGCTAACGTCGATACACAGACAGAAGGTTGGCATTTCAACACAGAATATCATGTAAAATTTACACCAGACTCTGTGACTAAGAAGATAACGATAAGCGATGATATAGTCGCTATGGACTTACATGATAATCAAGCTCGTAGACATCATGACCTCGTACGTCGTAATGGATTCTTGTATGATAAGACAGATCACACAGATCAGTTTGATGGTGACATAGATCTTGATATTGTTAGACTATATCAATTTGAAGATCTACCTATTCCGTTTAGAAGATACATAATATATAGAGCATCTAGAATCGCAGCTACACAACTCGTTGCTAACGCAGGGTTGGTAAGATTACTAGGAGTACAGGAGCAGCAGGC